ACCCGGTGAATTACCGCTACCCATGCCCGGATGCGGCCCAGACGCGGGCGGCTGCCGGCTACTGGGGCCGGGAGGATAACCAGGCCCAATACAACCCCGAGGAACGCTCGATCATCAACGGGCGATTAGATAAATTCCGTAAAAAATTCAACATCGGAGAATACCGAAAGGAGGAAACAAAAATGTTAGAGAAACTCAAAAAACTTTTCGGGCTGGCTGATGACGCCGGCGAGGACAAGGTGGTCGAGGCCGCCGGGGCGGTCGTGGCCAAGGCAGACACTCTCGAAAAAAGCGCCGGAAATACGGACGTGGTGGCATGCAAGGAGGTGCTTGAGGAACTCGGGCTCAAGGAAGACGCTGCCCGGGAGGACGTAATCACAACCGTTAGGGGCCTTAAAGCAAGCCACGCCGCCACAGACGATTTGAGCGGACAAGTGGCTAAATTGAGCGGCGATATTGCCGCGATAAGAAAAGAGGACCTCGTAGGTCAGGCCGTGCTGGAAGGCAAGGTAACGAAGGATCAGTTAGAAAAATGGGGTAATGATATGGCGCTGAACGACCCGGAGCAATTCAAAAAAGTCGTGCTTTCGAAAGCGGTCGGAAGCGAGGTCCCGGTGGACAAGCTGGCCAAAAAAGAGACCAAGGGGGATGACGCCGTTCTTGATCACGTGCAATTGTCCATCAATAAAATGATGGGCGTCTCTGAGGAGACCTGGAAGAAATACGGGCCCCAGAAGGCGGAAAGCGCATAAATAAAGAACTGCAGTACGGGGATACAATAGATTGAAAGTTGAAAATTGAAATTTGAAACTGGGAAGAAAGAGCAAAGTTTCCAGTTTTCAATTTCAAGTAACAACCGACTAAAAGGAGGTTATTATGACAGCATTAAGCGCAGATAAGAAAACCGAATACACCGAGGGCGTGGAGCTGCCCTTCGAGCTATACCGGGCTATCGAGATTTTCGCAGGCAGCTTCGTATGCGTGCGGGCCGACGGCTACGCCACACCCGGTGACGACGCAACGGGGCTTTTATTTATGGGCATGGCGACCGCGCACGTGGATAACTCCGATGGAGACGACGGCGACGAGTCCGTGGTCCTGCGCAGGCGCGGCCTCATCAAGGCCACCCTGGGCACGGCAATTACCATCGCCAACGTGGGCGACAGCGTGTACCTGGTGGACGACCAGACGGTCGATGTGGTGGGCAATACAACCCATGATATTTTTGCCGGCATCATCGCGGCCTACATCGACACAACCCACGCCTGGATCGACATCGAGCCCGCCATTCGGCAGTCCGATGCGGCTGCCCATATCGCCGACGGCACCGCTGCCCATGCGGCATCCGCCATCAGCATCGCGGACGCGGGCACCTTCACCGCCCAGGACGAGGCAGAGGCGGCACTCCAGGAGATTTATCAGCACTTGCTCAGCATACAGAAAGTTATCCCGATTCCCCTGACATCCTGGATGCTCAGCGACGGAACGAACACGGTCACTTTCGGAGGGCCTGCGACCGATCCGATCCTGGATATGGCCAACGGCGATACGGACAGCGCACTTCGGTGGGCATGGGTGGCTACCAGCGTGGTGGCAATTATCACCCAGGTGCCGCTGCCGACGGATATGGACGTCACGAAAGATCTGGTTCTCCACCTGCTTACCAAGAAAGACGCGGATGGAAATACGGTGACCCTGGCATCCGATGCCTATTTTATGGACGGGGACACCAAGGTGGAAGACGTGACGGCTACGATTGCCCAGGCATTCGGAGAGACTATAATCACCATCGCTGCCACGGATATCCCGGCAGGGGCGCAGACGGTTACCATCGAGCTGACCCCGAGCGCGCACGCGAGTGATGCGCTCTACGTGCAGGGATCGTGGCTGGAGTATACGGCCAAGCTGCTGACATCGTAAACAAGAAACGGTCACCGTTCCCGCCGGGCCGTAGGCCCTACGGGCCGGAGGCACGGTTCACGGTTTTTCGACGGACAACGGACAACGGACAACAGACAACAAATTAAAAGGAGGAATGGCAATGATAATCAATCAAGCAAATCTGGAAGGCATTTACAAGAGCTTTTCAACGATTTTCAATGAGGCATTCGCCCAGGCCGAATCCATGTGGCCCCTGGTCGCAATGCACGTGCCCAGTGGCGGCCGCAGTGTCGATTACAAGTGGCTGGGCGATTATCCGATGATGAGGGAATGGATCGGGGACCGGGTCATCAAGGACCTCTCCGCGTTCCATTACGAGATCGTGAATAAGAGCTACGAGGCCACCATCGAGGTGGATCGCGATGACATCTCGGATGACCAGGTCGGCGTGTATACGCCGATGATCCAGGGCCTCGCCCAGGAGGCCAAGGCTCACCCGGATATTCTCGTATGGGCGCTGCTTACTGCCGGTTTCGCCACAGACTGCTACGACGGCCAATACTTTTTCGATGGCGATCATCCCGTGGGGGAAGGATCGGCATCCAACGACGGCGGCGGAGCGGGCGATCCCTGGTTTCTCCTGGATCTCCGCAAGGCGATCAAACCCATTATTCTCCAGGTCCGGAAGACGCCGGAATTCGTCGCGCAGGACAAGACGGATGACGAGAATGTGTTCTTGCGGAAAAAGTTCCGCTATGGCGTGGACGACCGCAAGAATGTGGGGTATGGACTGTGGCAGATCGCCTACGGCTCTAAAGACACCCTGAATGCCGCTAATTATGTGACGGCCCGTGCCGCGATGATGGCGTATACGAAAGAAGACGGGGTCACCAAGCTGGGCATAAATCCGAGCCACCTGGTGTACGGCCCGACCAACGAATCCGCGGCAAGGACGCTTATAGTAAATGAGCGAGATGACGCCGGCGCGTCCAACCCGTGGTATAAAACCGTTGAGCCGGTGCTGGTGCCCTGGCTGGCATAGAGCACGCGGATAATAATATAAGGTTTACCGTTCACCGTTCACCGTTCACCGTTTTCCGACGGCCAGCGGTGAACGGACAACGGATAACAGACAACGGAGGTTAACATGATTCGCATAACGAGCAAGCAGCATAATTTCCGGCGGTGCAGGGTGGCCCATCCGAAAGGGACGACTGAGTACCCGGACGATACATTCACCGAAGAGCAGTTGAAGGTTCTGGAGGCGGAGCCAAAGCTGACGGTGGAAGTGATTGAAACTGGAAACTCGAAACCGGAAACTCGAATAGAGGAACCCTCCTCCGCTGAAGCTGCGGAGGGCAGGCCCGAGCTGACAGTGCGGGAGATAAAAGAGCGGCTGGAAGAGATGGAGGTGGAGTTTCCGCCCAAGGCCAAAAAAGAAGAGCTGCAGGAACTTCTCGCGGATAAGATGAGCGAGACGGTGGTACCGGAATAACATGGCCTACTGCGACCAGGACGACATTCTGGACCAGGTGGACGAGAGCGTTCTCATCCAGTTGACGGACCCGGACGGGGCGGCGATCGATGAGGACGTGGTGACCCGCGCGATTGAGGACGCGGACGCAACGATCGACTCGTATTGCCAGGGCAGGTACACGATTCCTCTTTCGCCGGTACCGGACAAGATCCGGCAGATCGGCGTGGATATCGCCATCTACAATCTCTTCTCCAGGCGCGGGGATACGGCGCCGGAGATCAGAAAGGACCGGCATAAGGAGGCGATCCGTTTCCTGGAGGCTGTCAGGGACGGAAAGATCAGGCTGGGTGCTGCAACGCCGGCCCCGGCAAATACGCGGGATACGGTTAATGTCTCGTCCAATACCCGGATCTTCGATCGCGACAAGATGAGTGGGTTTTAGAGGTCTAAGCAATGCATGAGTTTGAGGAGCTTGAGCAGGTTGTTCTCACTACTCTGGAGCCGCTGAAAGCTCAAGGCGTCAAGACCCTCGACCTTTACGCGGGCCAGGCCGAGGCAGAGGATATCGAGGAGCTGGCGAGGATGACGCTGCTTTTTCCCTGCGTGTACGTGGTGGCCACGGGCCTGGCGCTCACGCCCAAGGACCGCTACGACGAGGAGGATATAGGCATTATGCTCCTGGTGGGCGACCGCAACCTGCGGGGCACGGAGGCCTCGAGGCGCGGGGATTCCACGAGCATGGGAGTCTACGAGATCCTGGAGCTGACCGAGGCACTGCTTCACAGGAAAAAGATCCACAGCTCAGGAGTCATGCTCTTGCGCTCCGCAGCGCCGCTGTATCTGGCGCCTAAGAAGGGGCTGTGTTTTTACGCGGCTCGGTATGAGTTTAAAACGATAAAAACGTAACTGGCCACGAATTACACGAATGTGCACTTATTTTTTTAAATACTTCGTGAAAATTTGTGAGCATTCGTGGCCAAAAAAAGGAGGTTATTATGCCATTAGCATCAAATGCGGACAATATCCGCTATTACGGCACCGGCAGGGCATACGCCGGCGAGGTGGGAGAGGAATCGTTCGATGACCTGGGCGAGCTGGAGAATATCAATTTCGCCCTCACGGTCACGATCGAAAAGCTCAAGAGCACGCGGAACGCGGCCAGGGCAACGATCATCGAAAAGGAGACGGAGCGGGACGCGGTGCTTACCTTCGGGCTCCGGGAGATGACGAACGAGAACCTGAAGATGACCCTGCTCGGTTCGGCGATCAACACCGACAACCAGGCCGCGGGCTATACTTACGCTGACGTAATCGGGACTGACGTGGACCTGGTGGATGATCGGTATATCGATCTGGGCAAGCTGAACGTGTTCAGCACCAAGCTGACCGGCACGATTACCGGAGAGCTTGCGGTGGGCGACACAGTGACGGGCGGCACCTCTGAAGCCACGGGCGACATAGCGTTTAAGGCGGCCGGATACATCGAGCTGGTAAACGTGTCCGGAACGTTCGAAGTAGGCGAGCAGGTAGCCGAGACCCCGGACACAAACTATATCGTGCCTGCTGGCATCGAGATCCTCGAGGACGTGGTAATCACCGATACGACCGGCGCGGACCGCCGAGTGCAGGCAACGGATTACAGCCTGGACCCGGATGGCGCGTACATCCGCAAGCTGAGCGGCGGGGCCATTATCGACACGGACGTGATTTCTTACGATTACGAGGCCGTGCCCCGCAGCTATATCTGGGGGATGTCCGCCGGATCGGTGGAGCGCAAAGTGATCTTCGATTCCGATAAGGACGATAACGGCGTGCGCCAGAGATGGACGTTTCACAAGGTCAATATCCTTCTGAACGGCGAGTTCCCGCTGATCGGGGAAGGGGCCTCGGTGCTCGCGGTTACGGGCACGGTGCTCAAGGACAGCAGCCAGGCGAGCGGCCAGGAGTATTACAAAGTCGAGACGATGTAGAGAAGGCTGAAGGAGCGGCACTTTGTGCCTTGAGGGAAGAGGAGCGGTGCTGCGCACCTCGAGGCAAAACCCTCGAGCGAAGCGCTCCTCAAACCAAGTGACCTTTTCGGAGGCACCATGAGTAGAAAGGAAAAGCCGTTTAAGATCGGCGATAAGAAATTTACGGCCCGTGAGCTCACGGTCCGGGAGATCGTACAGATAACCGATTCCCTGGGAAAGGATGCGGAAATCAGCGATATCGACATGCTGTTTCCGGACCGGTTTCCCTCGAGTGCCCTCGCAGTGAGCCTCGGCATGACGATCGAGGAGCTGGCGGAGTATGCCCCGTCCGAGATCGAGGCCATGATCGATGCGGCGGAGGAAGTAAACCCTACTTTTGCCGGCCTGATGCAAAGGCTGGCAAACCTCGGGCGGGCGGCGCTGGCAGTCCAGAAATCAGAAGAGCAGTCTGCCGGCTGATCATGATGGGACACGCGCAGGCGTGGGATTACGGCTGGAGTTTTTTTAACCTGGCGATCGAGGAGGCCGTCCGGTGGCTCAAGCCTCCGGACAGGACGTGAGCGATGGCGGACCGCAAAATTAAACTAACGGTCGAGGCGAAAGACCGCACCAAACAGGAGCTCGGCAAGACCAGGGGCGAGCTGGACAAGACCAAAAAGTCCGCAGCCGATGCCCGGAAGGTCATGGAGGCACGCTCCGCCCTGGGGGTGCGGCCGTATAAGGAGATCCGGGAGGAGCTTACCAAGCTCCGGGGCTCCTACGACACGCTTAAAAAATCGGGCACCGTGTCGAGTGCCGAGCTCTACCAGGCCAAGGTCAAGCTCAAGAATAAGACCGCCGAGTTGAGAAGAGAGACGGGCGACTGGGCCGGGGAGATGAGGAAGGCCAAAACCGGCCTTATTGCCCTGGCAGGGGCCGGGTACGCGGTAATCAAATCCTTCCAGCGCTACAGCGAATTCTCCCAGCGCATGGCGGAGGTCAACACCCTGATCGACGTGAGCAAGGAGCAGTTTGCCTCCCTGACTGATGAGATCAGGGCCATGACCAAGGAGATCCCCCAGAGCGCCTCGGAGCTCGCAGCCGCGCAGTACGATATCCTTTCCGCGGGAGTGGCCCTGGAAAAATCAATCGGGGTTTTAGCACTATCAGCCAAGGCCGCAGTTGCCGGCGTCACTGATACCAAGACCGCCGCGAACGCCGGGATAGGGGTGATCAACGCGTACGGCAAGTCAATCGACGAGCTGGAAGAGGTCTACGATATCCTGTTCACAACCGTCAAGCTCGGGGTCACCACGTTTCCCCAGCTCGCCCAGTCCATAGGCGAGGTCCTGCCCACGGCAAAGGCGGCGGGTGTGGAGTTCCGCGATGTTTCCGCTGCCATTGCGACCATGACCAAGGGCAGCCTCCGCACGCCCCAAGCCATGACCGCGCTCAAGGGCGCGATCAATGCGATGGCCGCTCCCACGGCTGAGGCAAGCAAAAAGTTCGACGAGCTCGGGATCACCTGGAAAGGGCTAATCCCGACCCTGGACGCGATCCGGCAAAAAGGTCTACATAAAGACATAAAACAAATGCGGTTCCTTATTCCGGACGTTGAGGCGCGTACCGGAGTTCTGGCCCTGATCAACAATTTCGACGATCTCACCAAAACCCTGGACAAGATGGCGGACTCCGCCGGAGCGATGGCTGAGGCCAACGAAAAAATGAAAGACACGCCGGCGAACCAGATGAAGCTCTTCAGAAACGAGATCGATGATCTAATGATCTCGGCGGGGGCCCTGGCCTCCAAGGTCCTGCTGCCTATGGCCAGGGCGATACGGGAATTGATCGATTCGTTCGAAAAGATGGACCCGGTGACAAAGTCACTCGTTGCCACGCTGGCCGCTGCAGCCGGTGCATTTATCATCTGGAAGCTGGGACTGGCATCTATGGTATCGGGTCTCAAAGGGCTCATTGTTCATGCGGGGGCCGCCCAGGCAGCCGTTGGTTCTTTAAACGCACAATTTGCCGCAACCGGCCTTCTCATGAAGGCGGGCCTGGCCGCGTCCATACTCTATACGGCATACCAGCTGGCCACGCTGGCCAAGGAAATCTACGGGGCGATCCAGGCACAAAAGGCCCTGAGGGAATCCCAGGACCGGCTCAGGGAAAACTCGGACCGGCTCATGAGGAAATATGAGGGATTCCGATTCCTGAAAGTGCCGGGCGATATCACCGAGTTTGCCCAGGAGGATCTCAAAGATCTGATACAGAGCCTGGCCAAGGCCAGGGTATACTACACGGCGCTCAAGGCAAAACTCGAAACACGGGCAGAGAAAAAGACCCTGTTAGGCAATGCAACGGAGGATGCGAAAAAGGCAAAGAAAGAACTCATTGGGGTCAATGCCAGGCTCAAAGAGATCCAGACGGATTATCAAAAGGTAGGCGAGGCCGCCTCGGGCGCAGCCGGGGAAATGGAAAAACCTGTTGAAGCGGCAATAGCTACAAACGAAATGCTCGACGAGTTCGAGAAGAAGGCCAAAAAGGCCTACGAGGAGGCGAAAAAGCAGGCCGCCGATTACGCACAGCAGGTGATCGCCTGGGAAGAGAAGATCAAGTACGCCAGGCTCTCCACCGAAGACAAGCTCCGCGAGCTGGGCCGCAAGGGTTTGGAAGACGCTGTAATCTGGGCCGACAAAAAGCTCCAGGCCGAGGAGAAGCTGTATGCGGCCAGGGAGGCGATGGCCAGGGGCGATTACAAGCTGGCGGAAAAGCTGGCCAAAGACGCGGAGAGCCTGTACGCCGACCTCGCAACCGAGGTTAAAAAAAGCGAGGGCGGCAAGGACGTTGTGGTCCAGTCCCTGGAAGACACAAAGAAGGTGGCGATCAACGGCGTTACCGAGGTGGGCAATTTCGTCCAGGAGCTCTATACCAAGCAGCGGGACGCCGCTGCGAGCGCCAGGGACGAATGGACGGCCACGGCCGACGGCATAAAAAAACAGCTCGACGAGATCGCCAAGGAACGGCAAGCCAATATCGTGATAGAGCTCAAGAACCTGGAGGCTGCGAAGAGGGAGATTAAGAGCCTGACGGAAAAAGCGACGAAGCACATCTATATCGTCACGCACAGAAGGACCGTGGAGGAAGACAGCGCGGGCGGACCGGCGGGGTTGGACCTGGGCGGGCGACTCGCCGGGTACGGCGGGGGCGACAGGATACGTGCCCTCCTGGAGGCCGGGGAGTTTGTGGTCCGTAAGGAAGCGGTGAAAAAATACGGGGCGGGCCTGTTTCAGGCGCTCAATGCCATGAAGCTGGATCTGGCCGATATGGTACGCGCCCGGATAGGAGGCCTGATCTCCAACATCTCCATGCCTGCGATGCCTTCACCGCAATATGCGTTTCAGGCGGGCGGTGCCGTGCCGGGCACGTCCGGCGAGACCATGACCATACGCTTTCAGGCGGGCGGCACAGAGATGCCCCTGGCGGTGATGGGAGACAGGAGGGTGACCAGGGCGATGGTCAAGGAATTCGAGGCGGAGCTCGTCAAGATGGGATTGTCGAAACGTTAACCGTTCACCGTTCACCGTTCAGGGACGGACAACGGAAAACAGACAACGGACAACGCCGAATAAAAGGAGGCACAATATTATGGCAGATACAAAAACAAATCCAAGTGGAGCACCACGGCCCCATGACGGCCGGGGAGGCGGAACAGGCACGCCCGGCGGGCAGAGGGGCGGCGCAAATGACCAGCCGTGCCCGGACGGCGGCCCGGGACAAGGCCAGGGCGGCGGACAGGGAAGCGGCCAAGGACGGGAATGAGGTGAGGTTCAGAGGTTCAAGGGTTCAAAGGTTCAGGGTTCAAAGGTTAACCCTGAACGGTGAACGCTGAACCCGGAACGGTTAATAAAACATGCCTGATTTTGCATTTTACAGCACTGATATAGATCCTACAACGGACCCGGCAAACGCGGACCCGGCCCCGGAGATCCTGGTGGTCCTGGACCAGGTGCCGATCCTGGGCAATGCCGCCTATGACCTCATGGCCGGGGAGATCGGGCGCGGGGCCGTGATACAAACCCTGGGGGGCGTGGTGATCCAGGATTTCGGAGTTGTGGACGGGGACCAGAGGATCTCCTTTTCCGATACCGACGCCCTGAGCGCGGAGACCGTGGCGGATCTGAGGACCATTCACGAAACAGCGGACGGGGAGTATTTCCTCACCAACGGCTGCGATATATGGCGCGTGCGATTCGCAAGGCCGGGCGGCTTTAAATACCGCCGGAATCTTTTCTGGGCTCAGCATAGCCAGGAGATTTACAGCTATGAAATTAACCTGATTGTGGTGGCAAGCCTGCGCCTTGGGATCGCGGATTGCGGGCTTTCGCTCGAAGCCGCTGCAGGGTAATAGCATATGTATGCCTGGAAAATAACACTCAACAGCGTGGACATATCGGACAAGGTGGCCAGGTTTTCGATTGCCTGTTCGCTGGATAGTTTCTGCAGGGAGATGACCCTTGACATCGCCGACCCCGATCTCTACGCGGGGCTGGATTTCTCGCAGATCTCCGGGGCCCCTGAGATCGAGATATTCACCAGGACAGGGGAGGAGTGGATCAGCCAGGGCACGTTTTTTATCGAGCGGCCGGCCCTGGCCGCAACCGTGAAATCGGACCTGATGCAGGGCGTGTGGGGCAGGTCCCTGACCGCTATGCTCGCCGAGCCTTTCGCCCCGAAGATAACGAAAGTATGGGAGGAAAGAACCACGTTTTTTAATATCTGCCAGGAGATGTGCGACCTGGCGGGGTTTGAGTGGGACCCGGCCTACAGCGACATAGGCGATTTTATTGTGTTTTCGTATACCTTCGAGGCCGAGGGCGTGTACCCGATTGACGTCATCTCTAATCTTGCCGGGCTTGCGGGCGCCCTGGTTACGACCGACCGCGACGGCCACCTGTGCATTAAGCAGATTGATTACGCCCCATCCGGGGCGGATGTGACGATCACGGATGATGATATCCAGGCAGTCACCGAGAGCCCGGAATGGCCCACGTTTGCCAACCGGGTGAGGATCACCCCTACCGGAGAGCTCGCGAGCTTTTCCGTTGCCCTCTTCATCCCCGATCCGTGCATCCAGGCGGACGGCACCTCGCGGGCGAAATTATACGCCCACGTGAGAGATCCGGACGGTGAGCCGGTGGACGGGCTGGCCGTGAACTGGGAGGCGGACAGCAACAGCGCGGCCCTGGAGCGGGAAGCATCGAATACCCAGGAGATCGTTATCCGCAGAGAGCCGCAGAGGGCGAGCAATTTTCATACCGTGGCCGTGGAATTTCCCCCGAGTTCGGTGGACGGAATCTACGCCTATTCGGACACGGGCCGGACCGAAAATTTTGCGGCCGCGGGCTACGACATAGACGGCAATACCATCACCCTGATCGACAAGCTGGCTTATTGCGATCAGTCGCTGCTGATCTCCTACCGCGCCAGGGGCATGGCTGTCAATTATCTTGTGGCCGGCAGTGAGGCCGAGGACGTGACCGTGACGGCGAGCGTGGAAGGCCAGGCGGATTCGGGCATGGTGTATGTGGATAACCCCTGTGAGTGCCCGCCCATGATTTCCCTGACCGCGGCGCCTACGTCCATCAATCCCGGCCAGTCGGCGAGCCTCCTCGTATACGCGGAGGAGAGCGGCCCGGTCACCACGGGCAGGATGGTGTTCATAGCCGAGGTGACCGCCATGAAACGCGGGGTGCTGTCCTGGACATACGCCAGGCTGGGCACGGTAAGCGTGATCAACGAGCAGGCCGCGGCGATCAATGAGATAGCGGGAGTTACCCAGTGCGAAATAGAGATGTTTGCGGCGGGCGTTGCGAGCGTGTATGCGGCCGATGAGGACGGAAACCCTACCGGCGCAAATTTATATTCGTCGTACAACGGCAAGATGATCGATCTCTCCGGACACGCTGCAACGGGCACGGCCCTGCTGGTCAATTACACGGCCCAGGGCGCTGCCCTGGCACATTTTCGCGGCGTAACGCTGGGCACGGCCGTTATCAACGCCTGGATGCTCACCAATAGGGAGGAGGGGGCCGAGGCCGGCGCGACCGTGAGGATTGTGGATAATTCCGAGATCACGGATGACTACCCGGATGACTGGGCTCCCGGAGATGATGACGGCGGCGACGGCGGATCGGGCGGCAGCGATGACGATGATTATGACGACGGCTGGGATCCTGGCGAAGAGCCCGAGCCCGGGGAAGGGGGCGGCGCCTACGAGTGCGTGCCGGAAAATGTCTCGGATGATCCGAACGAGGATGCCCTGGCCGAACGGTTTGCCGAGGCCCTGGCGCTGGACTGCACGTGCGAAGAGATATGTGCTGAGGAGTACAACATCTTTGGAACAACCCAGGGTTATGACGGGGCCAGCGGGCGGCCCATAGTGGACATCGTGACCGAGGATTACGGTTTTGAGGAGCATACGCCGGAGCACTGGGAAAAATATGCGGAGCTCAAAGCCGAGGCCCTGGCTCAATGTATGGCAGAATGCGATGACTGCTATCCGCCGATGGAATGGGCGGAGGACAATGCAGAAACCATCGATCAGGAAGACCAGATCGCAATATCCGTCATTAACGGGGTGGGGCCGTATACCTGGAACGTGGAGGGAACGGGCTTTTCCCTGGAGACCTCCGAGACCGAGGGCAGGGTCAACTTGCTGAACGCGGACGAAACTGCATGCGGCTCTGCAACCATCACAGTGCTCGATACCTGCGGGATCGTGGTGACCGGGTATGTGCGGGGTACGGTGGGGGGATGGGTGCTTAAATCAGAGAATGTCTGCGGGCTTGAAGGATCTGGTGAAATAATATCCTCAGAGGAGGGTAATATAGTATATGAATTGATAGAGGGCAACAAAAAACAATGGGAAAACGATGCCCATTCTCTGCTGGTTTACGGCACTTACGAGGAGATTTGTGCATATTGTAGAGCACAGGGATATCCAGAGCCCACTTGCATAGGCGACGGACAGGTTCCTATACCCTGTGAATCCATAGGTGGTGGTGTGGGTTACTGCAACAATATGATGTTAAAATATTACGAATGGGAGTGCTGATGAAACGCATAGCTGAATTAGACGCCTTTTCATACGGCCAGATCGTCTCCGCGGTCCAGATCATGCGGGTTATGAAACGCCACGGGCTGGATGCGGACGATCTCATGACCATCAAAAAATCGATGGAAAAGCGGATGGTGTCGGGCATAGCGAAGGGCAGAAAAAAGAGGCCCTGAAAAGAGAAGAAAGCTCTTCAGGGGCAAGAGTGATAAGAAATAGGGAGATAGGCTGAAGTCTGAAGCCTGTTAGGAGGGCGCCAGGCCTTCAGTCTAAACCCCTCACAAGCTAAAACTGGAGGTTTTAAAATGTCCTTACCAAACACATACTGGCTGTTCAACAATACGGCCAACGACGGCGCAAACAGCGGCAACGCCTCGGGAGGGGAGGGAGGAAGCAGCTCATTCTGGGTTGTGATCGACCTGACAAACGATTCGATACTGTTTCTGGACGACCAGCAGACAGACGGGGATCCGAATACCACCAAATACCCGGTGATCATCCCGGACGCCGGAAACCTGGAGGCGCCCAAGACCTTCGTTGACGACGCTTCGGAGGAAATCTTCGACCAGGTTCCTCTCGCCGGTACCACGGCAGGTGAGCAGAGCGGCGGGGACACGCAATACGTCTTTGCCATCTATTTCGACGGCGCCACGGCCGGGATACCTACCCTGGAGGCCTGGGACGACGACACGCACGCCACAGCGGAGGATGAATTCCTGGGCGGGGGTATGCCTGCGGATTCGACCCTGCTTGCGGTCGCAACCACAAACGGCGCTCCCGGATCGGCCACGTGGGCGGGCACGCCGCTGAGCGGCACGGACAGCCGGATTGAGCTGGACACCGGGGCGCTTGAGGGTGCGAAAAACCTGTATTTCAATATCAAACAGGTGATCCCGAGCACGTTCACGCCTGAGGCGAACAGCGACATCGTTTTGACGCTGAGGTTCCTGTATTCATGATCCCGGTTATTCCCAAACACAGGATGGCCTGGCGGATCCGTGTGACCTTTGCCGGCAAACTGCCGCCGAAAGAATACCTGACGCCCGATATCCGGCACAATGATCCGGGGTGGGCGAGCGAGATTTTCAGCCGCCCTATCGAGATGCTGGAATTCTTTCTGCCCACCGGACATCGCCTGCTCCTGAAGGGCATGGAGCAGTACAATTTTTTTATCGAGGCAACGCAGTCCACCAGGACACGGGGCAAGACGCGGATACAAGCGTTCTGGTTTTGCGGCAAGCTGCCCTCGCGCTCTTCGCGCCCTGAGCCTGTCGAATGGGTGGAGATGTGGCGGATAGGGGATCGTAAAGTTGTCCGGGATCGCAGGCCCTGGGGCAGGGAATGGGGCGGAGGCCCGACAAGGGGATGGAAACCGGGGATGCCGTCCAATAGACCAGTGTCCGAGTTGGAACTTTAAACTATGCCAAAATTAACACCGGATAAAGGATTAAAACTCGAACCTGACAACACGCCTCTGTCGGGTTCGATGACCGAAGATGCCGAACTGATTGACGAGATACTTTATGTCTCGGCGACGGGCGCGTATTGGTACTACCATTACTGCTATGGCCTGGACCTGGGATCTTCGCAGACCGTAGATTCCATTGTATGCAGAGCAACATTGTCTAACGCGCCCATCGACTGGTATTCATCGGCCCACGATTCTGTTACGGTCTATAAATCCGATGACGGATCGACCTGGACGGAGGTGGAGCAATTTGACGGGCCTCCCATTATTCACGCTGCCTTTATGGAGATGGCCTTTGAGCTGGAGTTCGCGTCTTCACAGACAGCCAGGTTCTTTAAGGTCAGGAATGCAGAGTCGAGCAGCACCCTCGGGACTACCCCCGGCGGCGCCTCCATACTGGTGAGCGAGATAGAGGCGTATGGAACCGGCGGCGAACAAACGGAGTTGGAGGACATGTCCCTTGATCTTTCCGCCTACTATCAGTCGCTCGAAAACATCCAATTATTTTTGCAGGTCCACGGGATAGAATACCGCGACCTGCGATCGGCCCTCGCTGCAGCGGATTGGACAATAGAGGATCTGGCCATGTTTCTCTCCGCATGGTTGCAGGGGCTCGATGACGTCGCCCTGGATCTATCCACGCACGGTTTCCATTATGAGGATATGAAGTCCATTTTGGCCGCATTTTTTCAAACTGCGGGCCAGGATCTGAAGACATTTCTAGAAGCGTGGGCTACCCATCGCGGCGATCTGCCTGCACGTCTCGAAGCAGCCCTTACGGTTTACAAAAGCCTCCAGGCCTGGCTAACAGCATACGGCCAGGAAGCGGCCTCCTTCCCGGCGCTGCTTCAAGCCGCCAGAGCCAAACTTCAGAGCTTTAAATCGTTTTTGCACGCGGCGGATGGATTGGTATTCGGTGACCTTGGATGTTTTTTTACGGCCACCGATGGAATAGTCAGATCGGATCTCGGGCTGTGGCTCTGCGCCTTTTCCGGTATTCCCGCCTTCCGGTCTGTGACCGCACAGAGGGTTTCATCTGTAGTACATGAGGTGACGTGATATGTCATTATCAATCTCAAACTGGAATATAGCCGAAAATATTCCCTGGTTCGTGCGCCTGGCGGACTCGGGCAGCGCTGTGTCTGTAGAAATGTATTTGAGCCAGGCGGATGCCGAGGCACAGACGAGCCTCCAGGCCAGCGGGGAGTCGGCGGGATATGGCTCAGACCTGGAAGTCACCTTAGAAAATGAGGAAGGGGCAGCGACACCTGTATCTTTCTTCCGGGAGGAATACTCCTGGCATATTACCGTTACGGGCGAAAGCGGGGATGATACGAAAATATTCGAGGTGAAGGAATTTGTGGAGACGGACGAGATCTCCCATTCAATCTATCGCAACAGCGCCCTGATCACGGCCAGGGCCACTGCGGAAATCAACGCTCATACGCACGCCGCGATCATCAGGAATATCTCCCTGGCAACGCATCTGCCTGAGATCGAGGTGGGCGATATTGCCGGGCTGGACAGCACCAGGCGGGACATTGATGACCTGAGCCAGGTTTTTGAGCACCAGATTGTCGGCACGCCGGACAGCCTGCTGAGCGAGATAAAAACCAAGAAATTCCTAGGCCTTAAACGATGATAGAGCAGCTCCTTAAAAAACGCGGCGAGACGTTTTGTTATGGTGAAGTGACGGCCGTCAACACGGTCGACCGGAAAGTCCAGGTACGGCTTGGTGAGAATAACGTTTGGATTGTGACTGAGCTTGATCTGGATATCGGCGACACGGTCATTCTTGCCCGCAGCGCCGATTCATCAAGATTTATTGTCCAATATTCCCGGAAATTACTTCCGGAAGAGGAGGTTTTGTTGCTGGTTTAAAAGAGGAGCAGGTGAGGAGGAAGAAGGCCTCCCCCCCGACCCGATGGTAGCACATCGGATGAGAAAGTTGTTTAAAAGCTTTCATATTGAGAGTGTTAAAACCACTTATTCTGCAGGAGGAGCGAATAAAAAGAAGCCAATTAATGAACTGCTGATAATGAATTATAAGCCGAAAAAGCCGGCTGAATAAGACGGGAAAATAGTTTAGAACTTAACCTGATCGAATCGGGATACCGAATCGAACAGGATTTTTGCGCCCTAAAACTAAAGGCCCGAAATTGCCCTATTTCTGTCGCAAAATAAGTTTCATTCTGTCGCAAAATAACTTTCAGCTG